TTCCATTCTGCAATACAGTCTACTCTTCCAGCAACACGATACTTCTCACTCCACAATCCACACTCTTGTGCGTAAATATTATTTATTGATTTTTCTAGAGTTGGTTTTAGTTGTGAGAACAAACACCAAGGTAAGAATGACTGTTCTTCTTTGACAACATCTTTATTGTTTAAGAAGTCCTCACACATGTGGTGAACAGCAGTTCCACGAGATGCAGCAGTTCGCATGATATGATTAGCAACATCATTACCAACACGATTACGCCATGCTTGGAGTCCTGCTTTCTTTTCTTTACGAACACCCAACACTGTCGTGATTGATGGGTATGTACCAGTTGGTGTTAAGTAGAACCGTTTTCGATTCACATTTGTAGTCCCTACTTCTGGGATATCTACAGCATTATGTATAAACATATTATTTCCTCATTATTAATCTTATAGTGTAGTATACACTATATTCACATTATTGTCAACAGCTTATCGCTTACCTTGACCTCTATATTTCTTATAACTACGTCTTTTAGACTTATTCATTGTAGACGTAATTGGTTTACGTCCAAGTGAAGTTCCTTTTGACACACCTTCATGTGCAATAGTAGCTCCGTACATTTTCGCCATTATTCAACTCCTAATCGGATTTTGTTGATTAGATATTCCTTCACAAAACCAGAACGCACAATGTCACCGATTGTAAATTCGATATTATCGAACTGTTCCATTGCATCTAGGATTTTCATAAAGTTAACCATTCCCTGTTTATCACTATGCTTCATTAAGTCTGTCTGAAAGAAGTCACCACAGAAAATAATTTTTGAATCTTGTCCAACACGAGTAATGATTGTATCCAATTCGTGGAATGTCAAGTTCTGACATTCATCTACAATAATAACTGCATTGTCTAATGTAATACCTCTAAGAAAAGAAGTAGTCAAAAACATTAATGAACCTTGATTTTTAAGTCTATCATACAATCCAGAAAATGCAGCTGCATTTGGTTGTTCAAACATAAACTTAACCATGTTCTGATATGGTACTTGGAATAGTGCTGTCTTATCTTCTTCATCGCCTGGCAAGAAACCAATCTCACGAGTTGGAACTGCACTACGAACCATGTACACTGTATCGTATGGTGTTTCATTTCTTAGAACATCTTGTAGTCCATTGTATAATGAAACAAATGTTTTACCTGTTCCAGCCGCACCATAAAGGAATAAGTTCTTTCCTTTTTTATACGACTCAAACGCCTTCTTTTGATTGTCCGTGATTGGTTTAATTGAAACCATCTGGTCAATTCTAATGTCTTTCACTTTAGCCATTAATTATTACTCCACTTGTGTCGATGTTTAGCCAACACCGCATCTGTTTTAATTTGTTTTGCAGACTTCCTACCATACCGCTGTCCTAATTGACTGTCGGGATGTGCCTCTGCCCCTTTTGCAAGAACCTCTTTCCAACCATCATCAGTTTTAGCGTCAATGTTGTCACCAGTAGAACCAGCGATAGAGAACATTGATGGCATCTGTTTAATGTGTGGGTTCTTCTTTAAGAGTTCTTCTCTTTTTGAGTTTGTTAAAAAGTCATCAAACTCTTCACCTGTTTTTGTATTTCTAAATGTAAATGTTGGCATTATATACTCTTTTTATTTTGTTTATCTTTCAGATTATCCATAATCTTCCACTCACGTTCTTCTTCGGGCGTCATAACTTGTATTACTGAAGAGGTATCTGGTTTCCAATAAGTGCCTTTATCCATAGCAATAGATAAACAGTCTGATTGAATACACTCAATCAATTCATTAATTTCATGCGTTGGACGTTTAGGTTCAGAATATTTTGCTACTCTGAGTTTATCACTCATCATTTTAATTGAATCAATTTTATCACACATATCACTTATCTTATGTAACACTATTTATCTCCATCCAAGTTGGCATACCTCTTTTCTTCCATGATGCCAAATGTTGTTTATATTTTATATAGTAATCCCTGTAGGCGGTAATTGAATCTGAATTCTTAACATCATCAGGCATTGCTGGTGTTGGTTGTGTAAAGAACCCTTCTTCCATATTCATAGGTGGAGAAAACAAATCCCACTTGAGTTTACGGAAACTTTCATGTGGTACATCTTTATCATACCGATACATGAATTCTGTATTCAGTTCTGTCCAAAGATTGTATAACCATCTGTAGTTCTGTTTAGATTGACGAACCCAAATTGCACTAGGATGATTTACATGTGATGCTTTGTAAAGACTGTGTTCAAGGTCAGAATTCAATTTCCATCTTTTGATTTTACGTCCATTCTTAGTCAAACCATAATATTCTTCACCGTCCAATACACGATGTGCAGTAGACATGAGTTGAGCATATTCAATAATCATTTTACTTGCATGAGAATCCACATGCATCTCTGCACTTGTTTTTGCATCTTTGTGTAAGTAAAATATATTCATCTATTGCTCCCATCTATAGAAGATATGGTCTTCTATCTCTATTGTTTTAGTTTTAGTCTTTGCCCAAGACGGTGATACATAATCTGCATGATAATGTGTTGCACCATCTGTTATATCTAATAGGGTTATTCTACCAGAAACTAGTCCAGTTGTAAAGACATAAATTGAATTATATGTAGTTTTATCGTGTGGTGTATCTGACTTACCGTCACAATACCAACTAAACTGACATCTATGTCTCACTGGTATCAACTCACCAGTACCCTTCCAACTAGGTCTGTGTGGCCCTTGTTTTACAACTCCACAAATCGTATTTGGAAATCTTGAATCCTTTACACGATTAAGTGTTACTGACATCACTGCCATCTGTCCAGCCTGTGGTTGATTCCTTGCTTCGTGATACACATTCTGTGTAAGACATACTGCTTCTTTATTTAAAAACTCATTTATAACAAGTTTATCATCCATCTCTACTGGTGAAACAGTTATCAGAAGAGAGACTAATAGTTCATTAATTGACATCACATACCGTCCCAGCGTTGTGCCATGTTGCTTTACATCTAGGTTGACTAGGGTCAGTAAATGCCACTGGTTTTGGGTCAAAAATTTGTCCCCAAATATTACCGTAATAAATCACTTGCACTTTATCTGTAGTATTATCAATAATGATTGGATTGTTGTTTGGGTCTTTTGTTTCCACAACAAATCCATCAACAGACAGAGTTGTTCCTTGGATAATATCATTTGCCTTAGCAATACCTGTAATTAACAGGAACGCCAAACAAGCAATTGTCATTAATATAAATTCTTTAAGCTTATTCATATTAGTTACTAACAATATTGTTAAACTCAAAATGTCCACCGTGAGTTTCCTCAGTCTGGTCAATAACATCTTTTGCATAACTTCCAAAAGAATAACCAAACTTGTCGATTGCTTTCTGGATAATATTTTTTGGTGTATCCGTCATTTCACCTTTTTCGGTGTAGAAGTCATAAACAAAATCTTCTACATCCATCATTAAACTTTTCACTGCACTCATAATTAAACTTCCTCTCCATCTATTGTTTTAAATCCACAACCAGCAACCACATATTTTTGATTACCGATTAACATTTGGTCATTCACTGAAGTAGAACGTAAACCATATGTCACACCATCATATACTGGAAGGTCAGACATCACAGTTACATTCTTATTGTAATCACCATTATTAATTGTCTCACCATTATCACCAGTAAGGATTTCACCTTTACTCCATGAACCAGCAAGATTGTTAGTCCACCTATAACAGTACTCTAAAGTCTCAATTACAGATGGAAATTCTGGGACATCCACAAACGCAACGGTTCGTGGAGTGTCCTCAAATGCTGTATGAATAACTGCAACTTGTGTCATTACGCAGCCTCCAACATTGAAAATGGAACATTGTAACCAGACACAGCACCACTGATAGGGTTAGTCACCATATCGACAATTGCTCTTGTCTTGTTAATTTTTCTGATAGTGCCTGGAGTTTTCTTTGTTTTCTGAACAACATAAACTCTTTGTCCTACAGACAAGTCACCTTTATTTTTCATCACTTTGAGGTCAGAACAAAACTTCTGTAGTTCTGTCAATTCACCAACTGTCATACCCATTAGGGTTTTTTGCATTTCATTACTAATCATAATATTTCCTCTTTCTCATTATCAACATAGCTATTGTATCAAGCATTAAGCAAGATGTCAAGGCTTATTTTATAAAATATCTGCATCCCAAACTGACTGTGCATATTTGTCTTGCAGACGGTAAGCTTCCTTTTCCCAAGGAAGGTCGTAGTAACCAGTACCCTCAACAACGAAACATCTTTTCCAAGTTTTACCTTCGACATCCATTTCTTTTCTTGCGTACTGTTTAACGTGTATCATCTCGTGAACCACGGTTGTTACTAATTCTTTCAGAGTCAATCCCTTCTGAATTTCCAGAGTGAATTCTCTGTTGGTATCTTGCATATCACAATAACCAATTGCAGAGCCTGGAATGTTTTTTATCTCAACCTCAATATCTAAGGTTTTCATTCTAGGCATTAGTTTGTCAATCATGTGAGCAACACATTTTTCTGCAATATGTCTCTCATGTTTAATCCCACCGACAACTGATATAACATTTTTATTTTTCATTATTGTGCCATTTTCTGTGCAATGTAACCAAAGAAATGCATTACATCACCGTTTTTAAAATCAATCTCAACTAACCTACTTTTTGTCATCTGTTGAGTTTTTGGGTGGAACGCTTTAATCTGTTCAATTACTGCACCCAAAGGAATCATATTCATACCCCACACAGGGCCTTTGTATTCAAATACATGTTCTATATCTAGGTTCTTTTCTTCGACTAGAGTATCTAACCATTTTTCAAACTTCATAATTTCTTCCTTTCTCATTAACTATACCTATATTATACATGTTCTCATAACAAATGTCAAGGCATTTCTTTAATTAAATGCAATTAAACTTAATAAAAGACTATTTAATGAAAACCCAATCGCATTAGATACGATGTACAAAGTATCTTTAGCATATATCGCTCTCACTAGAAACAAGAACAATCCTAACCATACTAATAGTATGAAGTTCAATGGTGGTAAGTTAGTTGACCATCCCATTAGAACAGAGATTGATGTTGGAGCAGTTGCTCCGTGGATGAGAATCATTCCCAACCATCCACAAGTTTCTGGTATATTCAAATTTT